GTAACATTCACTGATGTAACATCTAATACAGATGTAACTGGAGGAACAGTAGGTACTAATGGTCTATTCCAAACTATTGATGCTGATGGCGACTGTAATAAAGTCTATGCTATTGGCTATGTAGGTGGAAAAAGATACTCTAGAGTTGTTTTAAACTTTAGTGGTACTCATGGTGCAAACACTATATTTGGAGTAGTTGGCGTTAAAGGACACCCTTTACATGGTCCAGCGGCTTCAGAAGCGAATGCATAATTAATATATTTGTGTGGGCGAGCAATCGCCCATGCAACACAAAATTTAATTAGGAGAATATTATGAAAATTAAAATGAAAAAAACTTTAATTGGTGCAATAGGTAATGGAGAAGTTACAATTACTTATGAAGAAGGCAAAACTTATGAAATGAGAACAGCTATGGAAATGGAAATGGCAGGTGTTTGGATTTCTGATGGTAGAGCAGAACAAGCAAAAGATGTTATTCAAAAAAAAGTTATAAAACCAGTTGAATCAAAAGCAAAAAAAGTAGTAAAAAAATTATTAGGCAAAAAGAAAAAGTAAGGAGTCTAAATGTCAGGCATAAAAGTAGTAACTGATTGGACAGTTTCAGCAGTAGCAACATCTGATCAAAAATCTTTTATGCGTGTAGATTTTAGTGATGATGATAGCTTAATTGCTGAGCTTATAAAAGCATCACAAAATGTTATACAGACTTACTTAAATAGAGCAATTACAACACAAACATTAGAATTATATTTAGACAGGTTACCTTTTTATAATGATCTTAAATTACAAGAGGGAATATACACAGCACCTGATTTAGAATACAACTCAAATTATATTGTATTACCAAGACCACCAGTAGCATCAGTAACACACGTTAAATACTTTGATGATTCAGATACAGAAAGCACTTTTGCATCAAGTAAATATTATGTTGATTTAATAAGTGAACAGGCAAGAGTTGTTTTAAGAAATGGTGAGTCATGGCCTACAGTAACAGAAACAAGAAATGCAAATGCTTATGTAGTAAAATATGTTGCTGGTTATGGTGGAGCAAGTGATGTACCACCACCAATAGTACAAGCAATTAAATTATTAACAACACATCTTTATGAAAACAGGGAAGCTGTTACTAGCTTGTCTGTAAATACAATTCCATATACAATAGGTGCATTATTACAACCATACAAAGTACAAAGATTAAATAGTATTTTAGGAGGTTAATATGGGAAGTGTTTCACCAGTTGGTAAATTAAGAAATAAAATTACCATACAGAATACAGATAGAACTACAGATAATCATGGTGGTTTTACTACAGGTAGAAGTACTTATGTAACTGCTTTTGCAAATATAAAACCAAAATCAGCAAAACAATCATTTAATGAAACAACAGGTGAAAAGGTTACAAACCCACAAGATTTTGAATTTATTATTAGATTCAGGTCAGGTATCACGACTACAATGCGTATCTTATTTGGAACAAGAACTTTTGATATAAAAAGTATAGAAGATGATAATGAATACAATAAATATATTAAAATTGTAGCAACAGAAAACGTAGGAACATAATGAAGATACAAGTAAAAGTAAAAGGTATTAAGAAAGCTATGGATAGTCTTAAATCATTAGAAAAAGACTTAGAAGCTCCATTTAGAGATGTAATACTTGGAGGTGCACAATTAATACGTTCAGAAGCTGTAAAGTCAATTATGCAAGGACCAAAGACAGGTCGTATTTATGAAAAGTATAATCCAAGAAGAACACATAGAGCATCAGCTCCAGGACAGGCACCAGCATCAGATACAGGTAATCTTGTATCTCAAATACAGGTCAAATCAACAAATCCTGATGAAGTAACAGTAGAGAGTGGAGCAAACTATTCAAAGTTTTTAGAATTTGGTACAAGTAAAATATTACCAAGACCATTTCTGTTTCCAGCAACAGAGAGAAGTAGACCAAAGATACAACAAGCTGTATTCAATAAAGTTGTCCAAACTATTAAAAGGTTAATAAAATGAGTGATCATAGTCTTGCTTTACAGAAAACAGTTTTTGACACTTTAGATGGGGATTCTACTTTGCAAAGTTTGGTAACAGACGTATTTGATTTTGTACCTGAAAACACAGCATTTCCTTATGTAAAGATAGGGGAAGAAACTGCTACAGATAATGGAACAAAAACTTTACAAGGTAATGAACATACTCTTGTAATACATACGTTTTCAAGATATAGAGGTAGTAAGGAAACAAAAGAGATTATGAGTAGGATTTATGCTCTATTACATGAGTCAAGTTTATCTGTAACAGGAGCAAGTCTTGTAAATTTAAGATTTGAGTTTTCAGATGTTATCAAAGAAAATGATGGCTTAACAACTCATGGTTTACAAAGGTTTAGAGCAGTTATTTATGATAGTTAAAAATTATATAGGAGGAAAATAAAATGGCAGCAGGAAAAGGTAGTAGCTTTTTATTAAAAGAAAATAGCACAGGAACACCAGCAACACTTGGTGGAATGAGAAGTACATCAATGACAATCAATGGTGAAATGGTAGATATTACAGACAAAGATTCAAATGATTTTATATCTAGTGGTAATGACAAAGCAAGAACATTATTACAAGGTGGTGGAGTTAGAAGTATGACAATATCTGCAAGTGGAGTATTTACAGATTCATCAACAGAAAATCTTGTAAGAGGTTTTGCGTTTGATGGAGCAATACAAAATTATGATTTGATATTCTCAGATACTTCAAAAATATCAGGTGCTTTCTTAATAACAAGTTATGAAAGAGCAGGTGAGTTTAATGGAGAAGAAACTTATTCTTTAACATTAGAATCATCAAACACAATTACATACACTAATGCATAATAATTTATGGCAATAGAATGGACAAATGGTTGGCAAGTGATAAACTTTACAATTAATGACAATTCATATCATGGTTTTATTAAAGTAACCAAAAAAGGTGAAATAACTATAGAATGTAGAAAAGATGTGGATTGTCGTCCATTAGATAAAATAAAAGTAGACTCATATCAAAATCTCATAGTGCAAAAAATTACTATCACACAAAGTAGAGCAGAGCTTATTTGTATAAAAGACGAAAAAGATGAACTTAAAAAATCTATACAAACTAAGAGAAAACTAAAAAAAGCACTAGGAGAAAAAGATGAATCAATATAAAGGCGAAGTAAAAGCACAACTAGGTGATAAAGAAAGAGTCTTTAGACTTACTTTTGAATCTATTGTGAACATTGAAAGTAGAACAAATAAATCTGTTATAGATTTAACTACTGAAATGGCTAAAGGTAAGTACTCATTTAAAGACTTGTTAATCATATTACATGAGGGTCTTATGGGTGCTAAAAATAACATATTACAAGAAGCTGTAGGTGATATGATTATGGAGTCAGGTATTGTAAAAGCATCAGAAACTGCAGGTATAGTACTTGCATCTGCATTTACAGGAAATCAAAAAGATGAAAAAGACCCTTTAGTGGGGGCGGAGAACAAGTAAAAGAATACCCAATTCAAGACTATTTAGAAATAGCACTTGGTGTTCTTCGCATGACACCTCAAACATTTTGGGATTTATCACCTAGAGAATATCTTTCTGCTATGAATGGATATTTATTAACAAAAGGTGGAAAAAGAAATAAACCTGTGCTAGAAGATGAATTAAAGGATTTAATGAGGAGGTTTCCTGACTAATGGCTACTAATTTAACTACAATACAAGTACAACTTCTTGCTAATGCTCAAAATTTTAAAAAGAATATTGACACAGCAGGTCGTTCTGTTGGTAAACTAAAAAAAGCCACAGATAAGGTAACTCCTAGTCAAAAAAAATTTCAAGATAATTTACGTAATACAGCAGGTGCAATAGCGGCAGTACAAGGTCCACTTGGTCCAGTAGCAGGAAGAATATCATCTATTGGTGCAATCATAGGTAGAGTAAATCCATTAACACTTGTATTCTTAGCTGGTTTTACAGCTATTGGTGTTGCAATAGGTAAGTTTATATCAGCAGGTTCTAGAGCAGAATCACAATTACTTAAATTAGAGGCATTATTAAAAGCTACAGGTGGAGCATCTAGACAAACAGCAGAAGATTTAGAAGCTTTAGCTGTTAGCATAGGTAGAAACACACTAGCAAGTGTACAAGGTGCTAGAGATGCGGCAGGTGTATTATTAACATTTAAATCTATTAGTGGTGATACATTTAGTGAAGTACTTAAATTATCACAAGATTTAGCGGCCGTTGGTTTTGGAAGTATAGAAACTGCAGCATTACAATTAGGTAAAGCATTAGAAGAACCTGAGATTGGTTTATCAGCATTAAGACGTGTTGGTGTATCTTTTACAGAAGAACAAAAAGAACAAATTAAAGTTTTATCACTAACAGGACAACAAGCAAAGGCACAACAATTAATTTTAAAAGCACTTAAAGAACAAGTTGGTGGTGCTGGTGTAGGAGCGGCAGGTGGATTAGCTGGTGCATTTGATACATTGGGTGAAAACATTACATTATTCTTTGAAAAATCAGAAGCTGGTAAAACTATAGTATCAGCATTAACAAAATTAATTAATGGTCTAGCTAATGCATTTGGTAAATTTGTACCTGATGTAGAAAAATTACCTGATGATTTAGATACTCTTAATGTAAGATTGAAAGAACAACAAGTAACAACAAAAGCACTATCAATAGATTTTGCAAATTTAACTAAAAAATTACTAGCTTTTAAAGAACAAGCAGGAAGTGCTGCAAAGCAAAGAGCAGTTTTGACACAAAAAGAAATAGATAAAGTAAATGAACAAATAAATCAATCAGTAGAAGAAGAAAAAAGAATCAAAGAAAAAATAGCTCTATTAAAAAAAGAAACAGATGTAATTGATAAATCTAAAAAATTTGAAACAGAAGCATTACAAAAGATAATGCGTGGTAGAAACAAAGAGTTGAGAATGCTTGGTAAAACAAGAGCAGAAAAAAGAGCTATACAAGATTTAGATAAATTAGAACAAGCCTTGATTTCAAAACTGGGTGAAGGTGTAGAAGCAAGAAAAAAAATAAATGAAATATTAGAAAAAAATAGAGGTATAAGATTAGCTATAGCAAAAATACAAGTAGAAGAAATAGAGAGATTTGAAAGATTACAAGGTGTAGCAGAGGGTGTAGGAAGTGCATTTGAGAGTGCTGGTAAAAAGATAAGTGATGCTTTTGTAGAGGGTAAATTGAGCAGTTTAGATTTTAGATCAGTACTTAGACAACTTATTATAGATATACAGAAAACACTAATACAAGTACTTATATTAGATCAAATTAAAAAATCTATAACTGGCGCAATAGAAACATCAGGTGGTATATCAGGTATTTTTAAAGGTATTTTTGGAGTCTCTAATCCTGGCGCAGGTACAACTGGTCCAATAGATAGAAGATCATCAGGTGGTGCTGTAACAGCAGGTATGCCTACTCTTGTAGGTGAAAGGGGTCCTGAATTATTTGTACCAAGAACTGCAGGTGCTATCACACCAAGTAGTTTAACACCTGGAAAAATGGGTGGTGGTACTAATGTTAATATTTCACAAAATCTTAATTTTGCTACAGGTATACAAAACACAGTAAGAGCAGAAGTATTAAATCTATTGCCTCAAATACAAAATTCAACTATAGCGGCAGTAGCAGATGCAAGAATAAGAGGTGGTAAATTTGCAAAAGCATTTGGAGATTAATTATGGCAGTATTTACACCCTCATATCCATTATCATTACCAGCAGGGATTCCTGGTGTACAAACACAAAGATTTGCTCTTAATAGAATTGTAGGTGTATCACAATCACCATTTACACACCAAGAACAAGTAATTCAACATGAGGGTGAGTTTTGGTCAGCAACAATTAAGTTTCCACCAATGTTAAAAGATA